TGAATTAGACGTAGCAGATTATATTGAAGAAGCTTTTGAACGTTGTGGTTTAGAAGTTAGAACTGGTTATGATTTAAAAACTGCTAAACGCTCTATGAACCTTTTATTCGCTGATTGGGCTAACAGGGGTATCAATCAATGGACGATTGCACAAAGAAGTTTCACTGTTACAAGCAATGATGGTCAGTATGATTTAAGTGCCGATGTAATAGATATTTTATCTTTAGTAATACAAAGAGATAGCACAGATTATTCTTTAGACAGAATAAGTAGAGACGCTTATTTAAATATTCCTACAAAATCTACTCAAAGCAGACCTACCCAATATTTTTTAGATAGGCAAATAACACCAAATTTAAAATTGTGGCCTTTGCCAGATAATAGCACAGATGTTATATATTACGATGCTTTAATTCGTTTAGACGATGCAGATACATTCGTAAATACTGTTCAAGTTCCTTTTAGATTTTATCCAGCGTTAGCAGCTGGCTTGGCTTATTATATAGCGGTTAAAAAGGCTCCTGATAGAATACCTTTATTAAAACCAATGTACGAAGAAGAACTAGGTAGAGCCATGGATGAAGATAGAGATAGATCTTCTTTTCAAGTCTCACCTCAATTGAGAAGTTATAGATATGTCTAAGTATGCCTCAAATAAACGAGCATACGGTATATCAGACCGTTCTGGCTTCAGATACAGACTTAAAGATATGCGTAAAGAATGGACAGGTTTACTTGTTGGAAAAGATGAGTGGGAATCTAAACATCCTCAATTAGAACCAATTAGAACAAGGCCAGATCCTCAAGCTTTAAGAAATCCAAGACCAGAACAAAATTTAACTGAACAAAGATCATTACAGTATGGGTTTGATCCTGTTGGTTTTTTAGATATACCAGGAATAACTCCAGACAATAATTTAGTTTCTACTGGATCAGTAGGAGAGGTTACGGTGACAACAACATGAGTTTTACATTTACAACATTAAGAGAAGCAGTGCAAAATTACACTCAAAACAATGAAACATCTTTTATTGCTAATATGGGTACTTTTGTAGAATTATCTGAGGAACGTATTTTAAAATCCATTCAATTAAATGTTTTTAAAAAAAATGCAGCTGGTAATATGACTTCAGGAAATAAATATTTAGCTGTTCCTAGTGATTTTTTAGCACCTTTTTCTTTAAGCATTACAAATAGCAGTAGTTTTGAGTTTTTAATGTTTAAAGATTTAGATTTTGTTGAAAGTTATAATCCAAATCCAGCAACAACTGGTACGCCAAAATATTATGCACAATTTGATGTTGATAATTTTCTCATTGGGCCAACACCTGATAGTTCTTATGTTTCTACATTAAGTTATTTTTACAGACCAGCTAGTTTAACTGAAAGCCAATTAACGTTAACAGTAGGGGCAACTGGGAGCTTTACAAACGGTGAAAAAATTACTGGCGCAACAAGTGGTGTAGTTTCTACTATTAAAGCTATTCCAACTTCTACTACGTTTACGATTTTAGTTCCTTCTGGTACGTTTACAGATGGAGAAACAATTACTGGAGCAACAAGTGGAGCAACAACGACTGTAACCTCTACTGGAGCTGACACAACTATTAGTTGGTTGAGTGAAAATGCTGAAATAGCGTTGTTATACGGCACTTTAATAGAAGCAAGTGTTTATATGAAGGAGGAGCAAGATATTATGGCTATGTATAGCTCAAGATTTGCAGAGGCAATGTCAAGGTTGAAAAATCTTGGAGAAGCTAAAGAAGTAACAGATCAATACAGAACTGGTGAAATTATAAGGCAGAAAACATAATGTTAACAAATTCACTTAGTATGTCAAATGACTTTTCTGTAACAGTAGAAACCACTAATAATAGAGGTTTTACTCCAGAAGAAGTAGCGGTTCGTTGCGTTAACAGAATTATAGGAATTTCTGATAATGCTCCACCTGCTATTAGAGACCAAGCTAACGCTTACAGAAAAGAATTAGAAGCAATAGTTGCAAATTATATGCACCAGGCTATTAAAAGTGATAGAACTACTGTATATAACGCAATTAGAGATTCTGGAAACCCTAAACTAGCAGAATATATAAGGAGAATGTGATGGCTTTTACTGGTAATTTTTTATGTACCTCATTTAAACAGGAGTTAATGGAAGCAAAACATAACTTCTTAGCTTCTGGGGGCAATACTTTTAACATTGCTTTGTACACCAATAGTGCAAGTTTTACAGCAGCAACTACTGCATACACAACTAGCAATGAAATAAGTGGAACAAACTATAGTGCTAAAGGACAAGCACTTGGGAACGTTAATCCAACAACAAGTAGCACAACAGCGTTTACTGATTTTGCAGATGAAGTTTTTTCAAACGTAACTATATCAGCTGTTCGAGGTGCTATGATATTTAATGATTCAGCGTCTGGAGACCCTAGCGTTTGTATCTTAGACTTTGGTGCAGACAAAGCAGCAAGTTCTGGTGATTTTACAATTGTATTTCCAACAGCTGATGCGAGTAATGCGATAATTAGGATCGCCTAATGTCTATCAATAATGTTGCAGCATTCCAAGGGTGGAACAGCTCTATACAGGGATGGAATACTGGAACATGGAACACTAATGTTGCCTTCCCGGTAACAGCTACTACAGCTATTACTGGTGTTGCAACTACTGGAGACGGTGTAATTGGTGTTACGGGAACCAGTGCTACTGGTGGCGTTGGCTCTGTAACCGTTACTGGTGAAGCAAATATCTCCGTCACGGGTGTTGCAGCAACATCCGCTTTAGGTAATACATTTGAGACTTTAAATGGCGTTTCTTCCACTGGGGCAGTTGGATCTGTAACTATTACAGGAGATGCTTCTGTTTCAGTCACAGGTGTTAGTGGCACAGGGGTGATAGGTTCTTTAAGAGCAACATGGGGTCAAATAATACCAGATCAAAACGCAAATTATCAAGAGCTTGTGCCAAATCAAAATCCGAGTTACAATAATGTAACTCCTTCTCAAACTCCGAATTGGGAAACCGTAGAATATAAAAATACTATAGCAGCATAGGAATTACAAAATGGCTAGTACATACGTTAATAACCTCAGACTAGAAGAAATAGGTTCAGGAGAGCAATCTGGTACATGGGGTGATACAACAAATACAAACTTAGAAATAATAGGCCAAGCAACAGCCTGGGGAACCAGAGCCATTGCAAACGCCTCAACAGATAACATTACAATTGCGGACGGTGCGTTAGACGCAGACAGGTGCCTTGGGTTAAAACTAACAGGTGGCGGTCAAGCGTGTACGGTTACACTTCTGCCAAACACAAGTTCCAAAACTTGGTTCATGTATAACGCAACCAGCTACACACTAACGTTTACTTGTGGTAGCGGTGCTAATGTAGCGATTCCAGCAGGACAGACCAAGGTTATTGCAACGGATGGTCTGGGTTCGGGTGGCGTGGTTCACGATTTACTTACAGAAGTTAATTTCGCTGGAGATGTATTTGTAACAAACACTTTAAATGTGGCAGGTGACACAGCCGCTGGAGATGCGGCAGCTATAGGTTACACTGCTGCTGAAGGGTTAATACTTACAGGCCAAGGTAGCACCAACGATGTAACAATTAAGAATGACGCTGATGCTGATGTAATAGAAATACCTACTGGTACAACTAATGTAACTGTAGCTGGTAACTTAGGTGTAGGTGGTACTGTTACAGGCACAGGCACATCTGTATTTGCCTCACTAGACATCTCAGGTGACATAGACGTAGACGGCACTACAAACTTAGACATAGTAGATATTGATGGTGCAGTAGACATGGCAACTACTCTTCAAGTTGATGGTGTAGCAACCTTTACTGGTAGAGATATTCATAGTGGCGGTATTACTATTGCTAATGATGGACAAATTGGTTCTGTTGGAGATGCAGATGCTATTGCTATTGCTTCAAATGGACAAGTTACATTTACACAAACACTTATTGGTACAGCACTAGATATTAGTGGTGATATAGACGTAGACGGCACAACTAACCTAGACGTGGTAGATGTGGATGGTCTTTTAACTGCTAATCGTCAGGGTTCTGATGGTAACATAATTGATTTCAAAAAAGACGACTCTGCTGTAGGTACTATTGGTACAGTAGGTACTGATCTATATATTGGTACAACTGATACAGGTTTACGCTTTCTTGATAGCTCTAACACTATTATTCCTGCACGAGGTGATACAGGAGCAACACGAGATGATGCTATTTCTTTTGGTACAGCTTCGGCAAGATACGACAACATCTACGCCACCAACGCCACAATTCAAACTTCTGACCAAACCGAAAAGCAAGACATAGCCGCACTTACTTCAACTGAAATGTTGGTAGG